GCTAATGAGATGTGTAATTATACTGAAAGAGAATTAAAAAGGCATGGTATTACTGTTTATAGGAATAAACCATCAATGAGTTTAACTGAAATAGTGAAAGACAGTAATCATATAATGGCATCTATTCATTTTGCAATTCATACAAATGCTTATAATCAAAAATCAAGAGGTTGTGAGGAATTTTGTTATAAGTTTGGTGGTGAAGGTCACAGATTAGCCAAATGTGTATATAATCTCATAAGTCAATTAACTCCTGTTCCAGATAGAGGAATCAAAGAGGGATTTAATTTTTATGGTACTGGAAAACATATGTATGAATTAGCATATACTAAAATGCCAGCTAGTTTAATAGAGGTAAGTTTTCATGATAATGAAGATGATGTTAGATGGCTGCTTGATAATTTAGAATTAATTGGTATTACTATTGCAAAGGGTATTTTAGAATATTTTGGTGTAAAATACATAGAAGAAAAGAAAACATTATATTCTGTTCAATCTGGATCATTTAGCAGTAAAGAAAATGCAAATAATTTAATTAAATATTTAAATACATTTGGTGTTGATGGTATTATAAAGGAGGTTTAAGATGTTAGAAATTAAAGGTTTGTTTACTACTGGTAAAATTAAAGGTGTTGGAACTGGAGAAGTTTTAACAATAGTAAACAGTACTAAAAATAATAACTTTACTAATTTAACAATAATACCAACAAAAATAAAAGTATATGAAAGGAATAGTAATTATGGTAGCAGATAAAAAACAATTAACATTTGCAAATTTAATAAATGTAATAATGCCAGTAAATAAATTATATCAATGTGCTATGTTGCCAGCAGTTGAAAAGCTAAGAGTTTATAAGTTAATTAATAAGCTAAGAGATGAAGAAAAATTATATATTAGACTTAAACAAGAAACTCACGAAAAGCATGTTAAAAGAGATGATAATAATAAACCTCTTACTAAAATTGTTAAAAAAGATGGAAACACTCATGAAGTATGGGATTATAAAGACGATAAAGCATACATTGAGGAAATTGAGCCAATTTTAAATACTCCTGTTTTGTTATCAATAGAAATGATAAATATAGACTTCAACAGCTTGTTTAACACTCCATTAACTGTAAAAGAGATAGAAACATTAGTTGAATTTGGAATAGTTAAAGAAAAGGAGGATGAAAAAGATGGAAGATCCAAAATTACAATTATCAAAAAATGATAATGATAAAGAAAGCAATAAAAAACCAGTTAAGAAAAAAAATACTAATCATATTGAAAATAAATTTGTAAATGGATTAGAATTAAAATTCCAGTCAATAGAAGAAGATAAGTTAAAAGGAATATCAATTAAAAAATACTGGTGTTGTTCAAATGAATATATAGGAAAAGTGAAATATGATGATAGTAGAATGAAGTTTCAAGCTTGGGTAAAACATCAAGACAGGGTGCATTCATTGTCATTTTTCCCTTCAGCGGCGGAAGCACAAAAAAACATTGAAAGATATATTACCTATATTAATGGTGGTATGGGTGATTTAAAAAAAGTAGGTGATTAGATGGATAATGTAACTTATTTATATAAAATATCACCACAAGAAGAAATATTTTGTCAACATTATATTATTTCAATAGATGCAATCTATTCAGCCTATCATGCTGGAATGTATAGTAATATAAAAGATGATATTGAATATGAAAACTTAACATCGAAACAAAGGTCAACATTAAGTAAAGCCGGTACAAGATGCCTAGATAAAAATCATGTAAAGGAAAGAATTAGTGAGATAGCAAGAAAAGAAGCAGAGAAAAACAATATTTGTACTCTTGAAGAAATATTAAATTATTTAACTGTATGTATTAGAAAAAGTAAATCAAATATTAGAGATGCGGAAAATAACAAATTAAAATCAATTAATATTAATTTGATGAAGATGGCAATTAATGCAGTAGATATTTTGATTAAAAGATATCCTGATTTTAATCTAGGTGAAAAAGATGAAAAGAAAGTATTTAAAAGGGGTGTATAATGGAAATTAATTTAGCTTCCTTAGTTGCTCCATCTTTTCATGAATTAATTAATCCAATATTAGATGCAAAGTTTAGCAAAATAAGATTAACAGGTGGCAGAGGATCGACAAAATCATCCTTTGCTTCTTTAATTTTAGTGTATGGTATTATGGAAGACTACCATATGAGAGGCATAAAAACTCATGCAATTTGCTTACGTAAGGTTGCAAATACATTAAAAGATAGTGTGTACCCAAAAATTAAATGGGCAATTAATGCTTTAGGTGTTACATCAGATTGGAAATGTACTAAATCACCTATGGCATGTACATATTTGCCATCAGGACAAACTATAATGTTCGCTGGTTGTGATGATCCAATGAAAATCAAATCAATTACTGTTGAAGAGGGTTATATAAAATATAGATGGTATGAGGAATATAATCAATTTAGTGGTGAAGAAGAAATTAGATCACTAGATCAAAGTTTAGCCAGGGGTGGAAAAACTTTAGGTATCATTTCTTATAATCCACCACCTAATTTAAATAATTGGGCTAATAAGGAAAATGTATCATTAGAATATGACAATGATATATTAAAACACCATAGCAGTTATTTAGATGTTGATCCTGAATGGTTAGGTCCTGATTTTATAAATGAAGCTGAGAAATTAAAGAAGAAAAATAAAAAAGCCTATGACAATGAATATCTTGGGTTAGTTACTGGTATTGGTGGCGAAATATTTAACAATATAGTGGATATTACTTTGACTGATGAAGAAATATTACAGTTTGAAAGGATTAGACAAGGTTTAGATTTTGGCTTTACAATAGATCCTTCTGTATTTATAAAACTTTGCTACCAAAAAAATAGAAATTCCATTACTCCTTTTGATGAATGGTTTGGACATAATGTTTCTACTAGAGAATTGAGTAAAATAGTAAATCAAAGATGTAATAAGTACGAAATAATAAAAGCTGACAGTGCAGAGCAAAGAACCATTGACACTATGGAAACAGAATACAATGTTAACATTATTGGGTGTGAAAAAGGTCCTGATAGTGTAAGGCATGGTATGAAATGGTTAATTGATTTAGATGAAATTAGAATTGATAGAAAAAGAACTCCTAACACATACAGAGAGTTTACAACATATGAATATGAAAAAAATAAACAGGGTGAATTTATAAAAAAATATCCAGACAAAGACAATCACAGTATTGATGCATCTAGGTATAGCTTGGATGATATTATTCTAGCTAGTGGTTGGAGAGTACCAAAATAATTTAATTCCATCGAAATCGAGGGTTTTATATTGACATAAATAATCTATTATAAGGAGAATTATTATGTCAAATGATTTAGTGGTATTAGTAAAAAATGAGCCATTAACTACAAGTTTAATAGTGGCGAGAGAGTTAAAAAGAACTCATAAAAGTATTATTAGTTTAATAAAAGAATATTGGAAAAGTTTTGAAAAGTTTGGAAATGTAGGTACTTTTCAAATGTCCCAAAGACATGGAAAATCTTCCACAATTTTCTATTTAAATGAGCAACATTTAACTTTTTTAATTATGATGTTGAGAGTTAAGAAAAATGAAAATGATTTAGTATTAAATTTTAAAGAATCAATTACCAAAGAATTTTTTAGAATGAGGAAAATATTATTAGATTTAAGTACTCAAAAGGCTAATCAAGAATATTTGGAAACAAGGGCAAAAGGAAAAGTGTCAAGATTGAAAGAAACTGACACTATAAAACAATTTATACAATATGCTACTAATCAAGGTAGTAACAACGCTAGTAAATATTATATCACATTAAGCACTATGGAAAATAAAGCATTATTCTTGATTGAACAGAAGTTTAAAAATATTAGAGAAGTGTTGAATATTAATCAACTGGATGAAATTAAACAAGCTGATGAAATAGTTTTAAAAGCTTTAAATGATGGTATGGTTGATAATATGCACTATAAAGATATTTATAAATTAGCAAAGAAAAGAGTAGAATTGTTTGCAAGTTTAAAAGGTAGAACAATTGTTCCATCTATAGAATTTAAGAAAATAGAACAATCTAAAACTTATAAAGATTCAAGTAATAAAATGCTTTTAAAAAATAAAAAAGCTTATGAGGAGTTATCAAAATGACAATTAATAAATACGATAAATATATAAATGATGATTTAATGTTAAGACTTAATAAATCAAAAGGTAGTATTTATAAATTTGATAGGCATGATTATAAATATCCTGAATTTGATAATAATGAGTTTAAAAAAGTTACTGATAAATATTATACTGAAGCTGTTGAGACAAGAACTGTAAAATTAGGAAAAGGCTTATTATTTGCTGATTATGTATTAGTTGGTGAATGTGGTATAGATGATAATTTTTTTATAGCTCATAAAAAAGAAATGTTAGAAAAAGCAGGAATAAAGTCATTGTTTGCAAGAATGTTTATGGAGGAAAAAGAATGAATAAATTTTTAGATTTAAAAATATATGAAGTTTATAATTATATTAAAATATGGCATGTTTGTATATTTATAAGTATTATTTTTATATTATTTGCTATATTACAAGTATATATACATATTTCTTATAAAAAATTTAAAAAAAACAGTAATAAAAAAATGGTAGATTTTAAGGAAAATTCTAAAAATTCAATCATATATGATATTTATGGGAGGATAAAAAAATGAATGATAGATACATGTTTAATTCTTCACAGTGTTTACAGCAAATGGGTGAAACTTTTTATGTTTTAAGTTTTGTTAGTCAATTAGGGTGTAAATTAGATTTAAGTTTTGATACTATTGAAAATATGGATAAATTTAAACATATGTTAAGACGAAATGATTTAAGTATATTTGAAATCATAGATGTTTATAAAATTTTTTATGGAGATGATAGATTTGAGTAATCCAGAAAATTATTTAAAATTAAAGAAAGAATTTAAACAAAATATGATAAAATTAAAGAATAAAATACTAAATACTATCAAAAAAGTGATTAAATGAGGAATTAAGGTCAATAAATGTCATCATGTTATTGACTTTTTTTTGTGCCTTGATATACTTATGTTAACAAGGTGTAAGGAGCATTTATACATGGATAGCGAGCAATTAACAAAAATTATTTCAGACTGGAATAGTGATAAATTAAAAAGTGATATGGAAACCGCTGAAAAATATTATTTGTCGGACAATGATATTAATTCAAGGAAATTTGAGTATTTTATCTTAGGTGGTCGAAAAAATATTGATATTTATAGATCTAATGAAAAAATATCTAACTCATTTTTCCCATTATTAGTTGACCAAAAAGTTAGTTATTGCTTATCTAAAAATATTACATTTGACATAGATACTGTATTTGATATTAATAGTGAAATATCTGATACAGCAGAAGAAGCAAGTATTAAAAGTGTAGGATGGTGCCATGTTTATATAGATAGTGAAGGTCTATATAAATTAAAAACAATGTCAAGCCAAGATATTATACCTTTATACGATGGTACTATCGAAAATAAACTTGAAACAATTATTAGGTTATATAAGCAAAATGATGATGAAATGGCTGAGGTTTTTGATGCTTTTAATAAAGAAATATGGAAAAAAGATAAAGACGGAAATTACCAAAAGCAAGAAACAACAACACATTTAAATGATAATGTTTCATGGGGTCTTGTTCCATTTGTTCCTATATACAATAATAGATTTGGTATTTCAGATTTAACCAGAATAAAATGTTTGATAGATTCATATGATAAGGTTATTAGTGACTTTTCAAATAATTTCATTGATTTCCAGGAATTAATTTTATTAGTTCGTGGTTATAACGAAAATGTGAATACACCAGAAGCAGCTGTTGAGCTTATGGAGTGGTTGAAAAAATATAAGATAATAAATGTTAGGAAAGACGGCGGAATTGACATTATATCTCAGGAAGTGCCATATCAAGCAAGAGGTGAATTTTTATCTATATTAAAGAAACTTATATTTACATTTGGACAGGGTGTTGATATAGATGATTTATCTGGTGGATCTTTGACAAATGTAGTAATTGAGGCACATTTTAGTTTATTAGATATGAAAGCAAATAAATTTATTAGGCAGTTAGTTAAATTTATAAAAGAGCTTCTAAAATTCTCAAACAAAATAAATGAATTTAAAAATATTGCCATTTTTGATATAAATAAGGTAAACATAACTTTTAATAAATCATTGATTATAAATGAAAAAGAAGTTATAGAAAGTCTTTCAACAGCAGTTGGAGGCGAAAAAGTAATGTCACAGGAAACAGCAGTCCAAAAAAATCCTTATGTTGATAATTCAGCGGAAGAAATGTTAAAAATTGATGAGGAAAATATTCAATATCAAAATGACATTGTTCCCGGAAATGAAGTTGATTTAAATGACACTGAATAAATTAAGAGAAGTATTGAATAGCTTAACCAGATTGGATATAAAAAGTAAATCAGAGGTAATAATTCATAAAAAATATAAATATATAGTTGATAATATAAGTAATACGCTTGACAAGAGAATAATAGGAACCTGGAAAAATAATAATAGAAGTTTAAGGCTTGATTTGGATTTAAGCAAAATAGAGAGAGAAAAACTTAAAAATAAAAAAGTAAAAGGTAAAAATATTTTTCAAAGAATTATATCTCATAGAAATCAATTAATAAGAGACTTTAAAAGAATAATAAAACAAGAGGAAGCTAAGAAAAAGAAAAGTTTAAGAGAGAGATTAAGATCGGAATATTACAAGGTTAAAAGGACTGTTGTAACTGATAGTCATCGTATAATCGAAAATACTAAATCAACTTTTTATGATAAAGCTATTCAAAAAAATGAAAATATAGAAAAAGTATGGATATGTAGATTTGTAAGATCTAGAGATGCCCATAAGGAGATGCATGAACAGGTAGCAGATGAAAACGGTTATTTTACAGCACCAACAGGAGAAAAAACAAAATATCCTGGTGGTTTTGGGATAGCTAAACTTGATATTAATTGTCATTGTAGGGTTAAGCTTAGGAGGAAAAACAATGTTTAAACAGCAATATAATAAACCAGATGAATTTAAAACTAATAAAGATAAAAAAGAATTTTATGATCGTGCCTATGCAACTTTTTGTGTAGCTCTTGTTAATAGAATGAAAAGCGAATTACAAATAGAAGAAACATATCAAGATACTTCATATGAAAAAGATAATAAAACTATTGAATCTTTAACTGTATCAATGGAATTACATTTTTTTAAAAAGAAAAAAGGATATATTAAA